AAAAAAGGCGTTAGCACTGCAAAAGACGTTTCTGAAATTGCGAAAGACATTGATAACTTTTTCAATGGCGAGCAGGAGGTCAACCGCGCTGCTAACAAAAAAGCTGGCGCAGCGGACATAAGCCTTAAATCTGTAGCACAAGAGGTGATAGACAGAAAACTTGCGGCTGAACAACGACAACAATTATCGACAATGATTGATTTACGTTTTGGCCCTGGCACTTTCGCTTCAATAGTCAATGAACGCGCAAGGCGCATACAAGAGCAAAAACTTAAAGCGAAGCAAGAGCAAATAAAAAGAAACAAGCAGCATCATGATATGATGGAAACTCTCAAACAAGTTATGCTTATCTTTTTAATTTTGGTGCTAATGGGCGGCTCTTTTGTTTTGATGATTGCGTTCGCTAAATGATAACAACCGTTTTCGGCGCAGATGATTTTATAAAAGATTGGGTTGCAAAAAAGCTGAACATTGAAGGGTTCGGGCCATCAGTTGCAATCGGCATACAACGTGACAGCCAGCTTATAGGTGGAGTGGTCTATCACGATTGGAGGGATGGGCAGATCGAGGCAAGCATCGCGACATCCTCCCCTGGCTGGGCTACCCGGTCTGTCCTACATGTAATTTTTGCGTTTCCATTTCAGCAAGTGGGCGTAAACCGCATCCTAGTGACTTGTGATGCATCAAATAAAAAAGCAATGAAAATGAATAACCAGCTTGGATTTACCCAAGAGGGTGTTTTAAGGCAACTATACCCTCCGCATGACGGGATTGTGTGGGGCATGTTGCAAAATGAGTGTAAATGGTTAAGGAGTAACCGTCATGGGCAAAAGCAGGCCAACACCGCCGCCAACACCTGATCCGAATGAGCTGATAAATGCTCAGTCTCAGGCTAATCGTATCACGCAGTTTACGCCTTATGGAAACTTGCGCTTTGGGTTTGTTGGCGACCAAGGCCAGTTCGTTGAGGGCGCAGTGCCTGAAGATGGCAGAGCAGCGGCATTTACACAAGAAACGCCGTTCCAAACGCAACTACGGGCTGCACAAGAGGGGACAGGATTAGGTTTAGGCAACCTTGCTTTTGAGCGCGTTACTGGGCGCACAGTGGTAGGACAGGATGCGGCTGGCAACCCAATCTACCAGGATGACCCAGATTTTCAGAACCCTTTCAGAACAAGCCCCACACTTGCTGGTGTAACAGCGGCACAAGACATTGACCCAACTATGGCGGCTAATCTGCCAGCATTTACCAGCGCGATTAGTACCACAGATGCTCGCCCTACAACTATAGATACAAGCGGTTTAACGCAACTTACTAGCGACCCTGTGGCACTACGGTCTAACATTGAGCAAACTTTGTTCAACAGACAACTGGGCTTGCTCCAACCAGAGTTTAATAGGCAAACTCAAGAGTTGCAGCAAAACCTTGCAGACCGTGGCATACCCATCACCTCACAAGCGTATAATGACGCAACCAACAGGTTGCAAGCGCAGCAAGGTGAGCAACTACAAAGGCTCGCACAGCAGGCAACGCTTGCTGGGGGACAAGAGGCAGATCGCATTGTAAACCAGGCTAGAAACATACGCGCTCAACAGTTTGGTGAACGAGCTGCAACCGGCGAGTTTGGGTTGGCATCGCAAGGGCAGGGCTTCTCGCAAGCCGCAGCAAACGCGCAACTAGCAAACGCAGCAAGGCAAGACGCCATTGCTACTCAGCTTCTGTCTAATCAAATTGCTAATCAGCAACGTCAACGAGAAATTGCAGAGCGCACTGCACTACGGGGTCAACAGTTCAACGAGCTTTCTGCGCTGCTTGGTGGCCCACAGATACAACAGGCATCATTCTTTGCACCAGGGATGATAGACACACAAGGCGCGTTTGCAGCACAACAGGCAGCGCAACAAAACGCATTTAATCAGGCGCAGGCCGCCAGATCAGCTGATTTAGGCGGGTTGTTTGGCTTGGCTGGCAGCCTGGGTTCAGCTTACTTGTTAGCATAAGGGGGTAACATGGCACTTAGACCAACAATGCAGTTTCAGCAACTGAATCGCGCATATCAAACAGACCCTCGCCGTGTATTAGGTCAGGCACTTATGCAGCAAGGTGTAAGCACAGCTCCTGTGCAAACCCCCTTACAGGGGCTTGGCAGGCTGTCTAATGCGCTTGTGGGCGCTTTTTTGCAACGTAAGGCAAGTGACCGTCTGGCAGAGCAAGAAAAAGCCGCGAGGGACGCTATCACAGCCGCTTTACCAGCAAACGTCAACCCAGCCATTGCAGGGCTGGTACAAACACAGCCTGATGCAATTTCGAGTGCTATCACACAGGCAGCACTTGCGCCAAAAACAGAACTAATTACACAGCAGATTGAAGGTGCGCCTGGTGCTGTTGTCGTTGGCACAAAAACAACTAGCCCTTTTGGAGTTGAAACTGTTACGCCAAACACAGTTTATAAACCGCCTACGCCGAAAAAACCTGATGTGATTACTTTCCAAAACCCTAACAATGCAGAAGATCAGGTATCGTTGCTTACCACTGACCCTGAATTTACAGCAAAAGCTCAAGATTTGTTGAATCAAAATTACGTTAGACGCCAAGGCGGCGGCACAAACGTCAGCCTCAGCCCAACTATTCAGATGGGCCAAGAGCAAGAAAGTGAGTTCAGAAAACAATCTGCACAGGCTGCTGCTAAAAGGATAGAAGATTTATCCAAGCAAGTGCAGTCTGAAAGTGACCTTATAACTCGTTTGAATATCGCCGACAACTTGCTTGAAGGTGGCACAGAAACAGGCCCGATACAAAACATTACTATGCCGTTGCGGAATATACTTAAAGGGTTTGGGGCATTAAATGATGAGCAAGCGCGTCAGTTGACTAATCAACAAGTTCTTACTGCTGCTTTTAACTACATCATACCCAGGATGAGAGTTGTCGGTTCAGGCGCAACATCAGATTTTGAAGCGCGTTTGTTTACAAGTGCAACAGCAAACATGAGCAATACGCCAGAAGCAAACAAAGTTCTTGTGAAATCAATGCAAGCCCTTGTTGAACGCAGGCAAAAGATTTTAGAAGCTATGGAAACCTATGCTAACGATAACAACGATTTAATTGGTTTCGCTAAATATGCTGATGAAAAAGTCCCGCCTGCCTTTAAAGCCTACATGACTGACCAAGAGTACGACCAGGCTGTAGCAAATGGCGAACTGGCTGACGGTGATTTGTATTTTAACGGCATTACCAGCACTTTTGAAATTTTTGAAGGATAAAAATTATGCCTTTACCTAGACAATCTAAAACAACGCAGCCCATTGAAAGAACAACAGGCGATGTAGCGGCAGATTTTACACGCGCAGCAGCGCAGGGGCTTACGTTTGGTTTTGCTGATGAAATAGAAGCGGCTGTAAGGTCAGCTTTTGATAGCGGCAAAACTTATGCAGAGGTTGTTAAAGAGGTGCGCGGTCAGATTGATAGTTTTAGGCAACGCAACCCTGGTGCTGCATATAGCACTGAAATAGCCGCCGCCATATTGCCGACAATAGCAGCGCAGTTTGTGCCAGGTGCTGGTCAGGTGCTTACTGGCACGAGATCGGCGCAACTAGCACGGGCTGCTGGTTTGGGTCAAAAAGGTCAAAGAACCGCACAAGCGGCAACTGCAAGCGGCACACAAAGCGCAATTTATGGCGCAGGGGCAGCAGAAGGTGACGTTGTTGACAGATTGCCGTCAGCCGCCACAAGTGGGGCGATAGGAGCCGTGGCTGGGCCAGTAATAGAGAGAGTTGCCCCTGTGGTGACACAAAAAGCTGCTGATTTAGTAAAACGAGGTGTGCCTGTTACACCTGGGCAAGCAGTGCGCGAATCTGGCTTATTAGGCAGAGGCTTGGCACGATTAGAAGAAGGTGTTGCAGATAATGTGTTTTTGATTGGTGATGCAGTCAGAGGTGCTTTCGACAGAGCCAATACTGGGTTCAACAGGGCAGCAGTGTCAGAAGCATTAGCTCCGCTTGGCGTAAAGGTAAAAAAAGGGCTAGAGGGCAAAGAGTTAATAGGATTTGGACAACGAGTTATCAAAACCAATTATGACAAAACACTGTCAAAAATGAGCCTGCCTGATGTTTTTCCGGTGGCGGCTGCGATGGACACGCTAACAAAAGATTTGTCTGAGGATATAGCAAAGGACATTCAAGGCCGTGTGTCACGCTACATCACCAAGAAATTTAACAAAGGTGAAATGTCAGGGCGCGACATTAAAACGGCGCAGACCCTTTTAAGGCGCGATATACAACGCTTAAAGCGTGACGGGTCTGAAATTGCCATGCGAAAAGCAGATGCGCTTGAAGATATACGCAATGTTTTCAGCGCAGAAATACAGAAAGCCAACCCTGTACAAGGGCCAAAACTGGCCGCTATTGATAAGGCTTATGGTCAATTTGAAATTGTGCGTAATGCTGAGTTAAGGCGCAAAACATCAGAAGGATTTTTGCCAGGTGATTTGTTGCAAGCAGCAGCCAAGGGCGACCCAACCAAACGGCAATCACAGTTTTCTGCCGGTGAAGCGCGGATGCAAAGACTTGCACAGGACGCACAGGACGTTATTGGAAACACAACGCCAAACTCTGGGACAGCAGGCAGACAGCAGGCGGCTAGAATAGTAACAGGTCAAGCAGGCGTTATGGGGGCATCACAAATTGAACCAACAACAGCAGCGGCAAGTCTCATGGCTCCGGCAGCTTACTCACAACTTGGCGTTCCAATTACCAGAAATGTTGTTAGCGGCACTGGCAGAGCTATGCAGGCGGCTGTGCCTGTGGCTGCTGCAAATACCACAGAAATGAGCCGTCAAATGTTAGCAGATTTGTTGAGGCGATAAATGGCCCAGAAAAAGCTAGAGCCATCGAGTGAATTTGAAAAGTATGACCTCGATGCAGATGGTGTTGTGTCTGATGAAGAAATAACACGAGCTAAAGAAATAAGAGAAACAGAGGACAAAAGCCGCAAGCACTTAGCGCAGTTGCGTTTAGCGCGTTTCTCTCTGATCGGTATCGGTGTCTACACGCTGTTGCTGTTTATGCCCTTCATCCCCGACAGCCGTATAGAACTGCTTAAAGAGGTGAGCCCGTTGCTATACATCAGCCTGTCGGGCGTTGTCGGCGCATATATGGGCTTCACAAGTTGGATGGACAGAAAGTAGGGGGCAAGCATGATTGGCATTCTCACAAGCATCCTGGGCAACGCCAAGGTAATCGAAAAAGGCATGGACTTAATTGACCAGGTGCATACCTCAGATGAGGAAATGGAGAGGCTAAAAGCTGAAACTAAAATTCAAACAATGCAGGCATACGCACCTTTCAAGGTGGCCCAGCGTTATTTGGCTCTGATGTTTACTGCAACCTTTCTATCATCATTCTTTCTGGTGCTTGTGATGACCCTTATGGGCAAAACCAACATTCCAGACATAAAACAGGTCATTGATGACTTTTATCTAGGTGAAGCGATGTTGACCATTCTAGCGTTTTATTTTGGGGGAGGAATGATTGAGGGCGTGGTTGGCAAAGTGAAGGGAAAAAAATAATGCCATTTACTAAATATTCATCGAAGCAAAAAAGATTGGCTGCGGCAGCAAAACCGCGAAACAAAATCACTGGTGCTGATTTTAAAGCGTTGAAAAAGAAAACAAAGAAAAAAAGAAAAGCATGAAGCTATCACCAAACTTTACGCTTGATGAGCTTGTTAAAAGCCAGAC